GATGTTTGGATTCACTCTGGAAACTCCAGTATTGGATACACCTATGTGACACAGCAATACTTGGATGAGTACGGCATCACTCCGAAATACACCGCATCCATCGGAGGCGGTTGGATTGAAGCCACCAACTGGTGGCTGCGTTCGCCTCTTGTGGGCAACTCCACCTTCTTCTGGATTGTCAACATCGTTGGCTACTGCAACATCAACTACGGCGCCAGCTCCTCGTATGGCGTCTGCCCCTGCTTCTCTATCTAAAAATGGGTATGGCACACCGCCCGGTCTAACACACCGGGTGGGTGTCAACCCTCAGATGAAAATCATCTGGCGGCTTGCCCGCCAAACTATGAATACAAAGGAGGTCACATTGTGGCTGTTCTACGAAGTAAAAGGAAAATTGCGCAAACGGAATTTGAAAATACTTTTATGAAGTTATATCAGTTCAGTATGCGCCACACAACCGCTGTTCCTAAACGAAGGAAGAAGTGGCTATGCCGTAATATCGACGAGAGGATGAACCTCATCTATAAAGACATTATGGCTATGAACGATTGTTATAACCCAGACGCGACACAGAAAGCGAAGTATATCGAAGACCTCAATGAAGCTTGTATTCATAGGCTTGTAGAATTAGAGAAACCGCTAATGGTGCTGTGGAATGTGCAAAGTGCAGAAACAAAGCATATGGCGGCGTGGGTAGAACTCCTGAACAGGGAAATCTTCTTATTAAATCTGATGCGTGAAAGTAAGGTGAGTGTTCCAGAAATGGCTATTTTAGATTGGCGTGCAGTAAACTCTGTTAAGTTCCTCAAGAATATGTCCGAACTACATAGGTACACTCACTCCAAAGTCACAAATGCAAATATGGATTATGACGCAACGCAGGGTTCGCTGTTAATCGAACTTGTTAACGATGCGTTCTACTACTTGATTCTCGCAAACAAGAAAATTCCGACAACACGGAAACAATACGAGAATCGCAGAGATAATATCTCTCGCTCTATATCGTGCTTGAAGGCACTCAATAGAGAAATGCTGTTTTATTTTAACCTGATGCAATACAGCGAAAGGGTTATGAATGAGTGGACTTCAATGCTCACGCAGGAAATCAAAATGCTGAGTGCGTTACAGAAGTCTGACCGAGAGCGTTTCGAGTCGCTCAAATAAAACAGTTTTCAATACACTGGTTATATTCTATACCTCCACCAACTGGTGGCTGCGTTCGCCTAATGTGGGCAACTCCACCAACTTCTGGAATGTCAACAACAATGGCAACTGCAACAACAACAACGCCAGCAACTCGAATGGCGTCTGCCCCTGATTCCCATACATTGAGTAACTCTGAATAAGGGCGAAAGGGATTCTATATGGAATATGTATGAGAAGGAGAATATGACCATCTGTGCATAAACGCAGTAAATAATACACTCCTCTGCTTTAAGAGGGTATGCTATGACAGCATTCCGTATGACAATGGACGGCAATTACAACGCCTTAATTTGGTAGGCGCTTTGTCAGCTTGTGGCTATTTGGGCTGATATATGGTGCAGGGTCATTTGCGGTCGCAAACTAATAGCTAAACAATTAGACCGCACGGAGTAATATCAATGGAATAAAAGGAGTTTTGAAATTGACTAAATATCAAAGAGCTAAGCGTCGTATTGCACGAGACAAAGCCTTGAAGATTGTCAAACTTGCTACACGGTTCAACGGAACCGACGACTTTGAAGAAGTCATCAAGATGCAACACTATGTGGATGCGTTGAGAAAATGTAGAAAGGGCGTTAGTTGGAAGGGCAGCGTACAAGTGTATACACAGAACGCTATTGTCGAAATCGACAATGTAAGAGAATCACTTCTGAAAGGTAAGCTCCCCGAGCTTACCAGCGTCAAGAGAATTGAGTTATACGAACGAGGTAAACGCAGAGAAATCGTACCGATTACGATACGAGACAGAATGACACAGCGTGTGCTTTGCGACTTCTCCTTGGTGCCGAGATTACAACGCACACTTATCTATGATAATGGTGCAAGTATGAAGGACAAGGGAGTAGACTTTGCACGCAGACGACTGTTTGGACATATTCAAACTGCAATCAAAGAATACGGCACAAACTTCTATGCGCTGACTTTTGATTTCAAGAGTTTCTTTGACAGTATACCTCACCAAACCTGTCTTAATGTGCTGAAAGAAAACTATACCGACAAGAGGATTATCGGACTGACGATGGCTATTATGCGTTCATATCAAAAGTCCGTCATCCGAAAGATACCAGACAAAGCTGAGCGTGAACGCCAAATGGCTATACTGGAAAGCAATCGTTCTAAAGGTATCTGCCTCGGTAGCCAAATCTCGCAGATTATGGCATTGGTTGTACCGAACAAGTTAGACCACTATGTCAAGGATTTCAAAGGCGTCAAACATTATATAAGGTATATGGACGACGGTGTAATCTTTTCTAATGACAAACAGTTCCTGCACGACCTTTATTTTGAGATGAAGGTAGTGTGCGACGAATTGGGTTTGACATTCAACGACAAGAAGACCAAAATCGTGAAGATGTCGAAGGGCTTTGTGTTTATGAAGGTAAGATACCGTGTCACTTCGACCGGCAAGATTATCCGCACACTCACAAGGGCTGGTATTGTTCGTATGAGACGGAAGCTAAAGAAGTTCAGAAGATTAGTCGATAATAACCAAATGACACTGGATGATGTATATAACTCAATCCAGTCTTGGCTTGCGCACTCCAAGGTTGCGATGGGATACCACGCACGCAGGAATATGCTCAAGCTATATAACGAACTTTTCGACGGTTACAAAGTAACCAAGAAATACGAACATATTAAAGGAGGTAAAGACGGTGACCTATTACAAGCTGATAAATGGCACAACCTTCGTTGGAGTGGCTACGCAGTCTGACTTTAGAGTCTTCCAGCATAAGCACCAAATCATTTTGGCTTGCGACGAAGAGATAGCCCAGTATGTCCAGAGCGGCGATGCGCTCTATCGCGCCAACTGGATGGTTCCTGTAACAACCGATAAAATCTCCTATGAGACAGTGGAAGTAATCAAAATTGACGAGGAAGAGTATAACATCCTGCTCGATGCAGTAGAGACCGGTAAGGAAATTGAAATCGAGCAAGAGACTGAAACTCCCGTTGAAGACGCACCTGTCGTCGACCCCAACGATGTAACCACGATTGAGTACATCAAGGCATCGAAGATTGCGGAGATGAATTATGTCTGTAACAAGGTTATCGAGAACGGTATTGATGTTGTCCTGAGCGACGGGAAAACATATCACTTCTCCTTAACCACGCAAGACCAGCTCAACCTGATTACATTGTCCTCGATGGTCGCTGCCGGTGAAACGAACATTCCGTATCACGCAGATGGCGAGCTTTGCAGGTACTACTCTGTCGAAGATATTACATTGGTAATGAATACGGCGACCGCCTATAAGACTTACCATGTAACATACTTCAATTCGTTGAAGGTCTATATTGAAGCACTTGAGACTATTGAGGAAGTTTCTGCCGTTGAGTACGGCGTAGAAATTCCCGATGAGTATCAATCTGATATTCTCAAATCTATCATTGCTTCTATGACTGGCGGTGAGAGCGATGAAGCGGTTGATTAAACCCGCAGCGCTCTTTGCTGTCGGAGGCACGATTTATCTCACCATTGAAATTCTGTGGCGAGCATTCCGAGAAAGTACACCCACACACTGGTCTATGTTCATCCTCGGCGGATTGTGCTTTCTTGCAATCGGCGCTATCAACGAACACTTTTCGTGGGAGACCCCATTCTGGATTCAAGCAATCATCGGTACTGGCGTTGTGCTGATTCTTGAATTCGTGTTTGGATGCGTTCTGAATCTCTGGCTTGGTCTGGGGATTTGGGATTACTCCGACACACCGTTTAACATTCTTGGACAAGTGTGTCTGCCATTTGCCTTTGCGTGGCTATTCTTAGTGGCAGTCGCTATTGTTCTGGACGACTACTTGCGGTACTGGCTGTTTGGCGAAGAGAAACCGCACTACCGTTGGTCGTTCAAATAAACCGAATATATGAAAACGGGAGCCTGCAATAAGGCTCCCTTTTTGTATACCAAACTACACTTTTATGCCCGCTTTTATGCGGGACATTTTGTATGAAAAGGAGGAAACACCCGTGAAGTACAATGAGTCTAACAAACCTTATGTGTGTATGCAGACACAGAGCACTTGCTACAAAGGCACACGCACAATGGAAGTCAAAGGTGTGCTGTGGCATAGTACAGGCGCAAACAATCCTACGCTGAAACGCTATGTGCAACCGAGTAACACACCCGACAAGAGAGACACTATCACTCTTGCCAAAATCGGCAAGAACGCCTACGGAAACGACTGGAACCATATTGAGCATCAGGCGGGTCTGAACTGCTGGATTGGTAAGCTTGCCGACGGCACGGTTACTACAATCCAGACTATGCCTTGGAACTATCGTCCTTGGGGATGCGGTAGCGGTTCTAAGGGTTCTTGCAACAGTGGCTGGATTCAGTTCGAGATTTGTGAGGACGGCTTGACAGACAAGACATACTTCAATGCTGTTTATAAAGAGGCGTGCGAAATTACTGCATATCTCTGCAAGATGTACGGCATTGACCCGAATGGTACTGTGACTGTAAACGGTGTAAAGGTACCTACTATTCTTTGTCACTACGATAGCCACAAGCTCGGTATGGGAAGCAACCACGGCGACATCGACCACTGGTTCCCGAAGCACGGCAAATCTATGGCTACTGCCAGAAAAGATGTTGCGGCGTTGCTTGCTGCTGATAAGACGACGACATCTCAGCCTGTTACAACGACCGGCAAGACCTATAAGGTTGTAACTAAAATCAACACATACTCTACTGCTTCTGACGCACAGAGTCAGAAAAACAGTAAGGGTACATATGAGGCTGGAACTTATTACATCTATTCCAAATATCCAAACGGGTATAACGGTATGTATAACATCTCCACTGATAAGACAGGTGCGAGCGCTGGTAGCTGGATTAACCCTGCGGAGAATGTAGCTCAGAAGCCGACAACTCCTACCACAGATACACCGCAGAAGCTGTATCGTGTGCGTAAGTCTAAGGACGATGCAAAGTCCCAGGTTGGGGCATACAGCAATTTGGATAATGCCAAAGCTGCGTGTGACAAGGCGGGCGCAGGATACAAGGTGTTTGACTGGGATTACAAGGTTGTATACGAGTACAAGGCTCCGGTAGAGACCAAGCCCGATACCGAACCTGTTAAGCCCACACAGCCTACTACACCCGAAGTTGAACAACCGAAGGAAGAGACAAAGGTCGTAGCAGTCTACGATTTAGACTTCCCGGAGAAAACACCTATCGTCGATAAGAGCATCGCTCGTACAGAGACTGACTGCGTAAAGGCAATCAAGAAGATACTGTCTAACAACAGTGCTTTTGATGTTGAAATCGCCAAGGCTTTCTGGAAGCTTGCTCCCAAGTACAATATCGACCCTATGATGGCTATTGCACAATCTATCCTTGAGACTGGATGGTTTAAGTATGCTGGCTCTGCTGTGAAGGCAGAACAGCACAACTACTGCGGTCTCGGTGTGACAAGCAATGGCGTTGAGGGCGGTAAGTTTGATACCATCGAAGACGGTGTTACTGCTCAATTACAGCATCTGTTTGCCTATGGCTCTAAAGATGCTTTGGACGAGACCATTATTGACCCTCGCTTCAAGTATGTAACGAGAGGTATTGCGCCTTACTGGCAGCAGTTAGCAGGAAGATGGGCTTGCCCTGGTTACGACAAGAATACCTACGATACACCCGAAAAGGCTATGGCTGCAAACAATACCTACGGGCAGAAGATTCGCACTATTTACAATCAGCTTGTTGGCGTGACCGTAACAGACGCTGATGTCGAAAAGTATTTCCCGAAAGAGCAGCCGGAGGAGAAGCCCGAAGAGAAGCCTGTCGTTGATACCCCGGCGACAGATATCGTAGACACACCCGTAAGCGAAAAGAACACAAGCAAGATTGTCGATGTCATCATTCAGGTGATTAAGAAGTTGCTTGAGGCTCTTGTTGAAATTTTCCGTAAAGGAACAAAATAAGGAGGTAAGATTATGGAACTGATTACAAGCTTCATTTCCACTTATGGCGTTGAGATTATGATGGCAATCATCACTTTCGTCGCTACATACCTTGGTGCTTATCTGAAAAAGGTCATCACCAAGTGGCTTGACAATAAGACCAAGCAGGATATCGCAAAGACCTGCGTGAAGGCTGTCGAGCAAATCTATAAGGACTTGCACGGCGAAGAGAAGCTTCAGGAAGCTCTGAAGGCTGCTTCTGAAATGCTCCAGTCCGAGAACATTACTGTTACCGATATCGAACTCAGAATGCTGATTGAAGCTGCCGTGGCTGAATTCAACGATGCGTTCAACTCTACCACCGTCAAGAGTGCCGAATAAAAAATGGGTGCCGTAAAAGGCACCCACAATAAAACTCAAAGAAAGGTGGTGGTAAAGTGATAAATTTTGTTGAATATTTGCAGTTGCCTGCGCAAATTGCAGTCGTGGTAATTGGTGTCATTTTCGTGATGAATGTTATCGGCGAGATTCTTGAATTCAAAGGCAAGGTTGTTCCTGAGTTTATGAAGATACGCAAGTATTTCTCTCGTAAGAGACACGAAAAGAAGGAGACGGCGCAAACACTCAAAGAGGTTAAGCAACTTCTCGGGGATGTTAACGCTCACTATTCTGCTGACAACATCACAAAGAGAGATAGTTGGATGCAGTGGGTAAACAACCGAGCTGATGTGTATGACACTTCTATTGTCGAAATCAAGAATCAGCTAACAAGCGTTACCGAGGTTCTCGAGGAGTTGTTTGTCCAGAACAGCAGAGATAGAATTATCGACTTTGCTACCAAGGTTACTGATGGCAAGAACCTTGTGTCTCGTGAAGAGTTCAATAGAATCTTCAAGGTACACGCTAAGTACGAGGCATTTTTGGAAGACCGCAAAATGACTAACGGTGAGGTCGATGTAGCAATTCTTGTCATCCAAGAATCATATGCACAGCATATGAAAGAGCATACCTTCTTAGAGGATGTTCGAGGATATAGCAGCAAGAACTAATATTTGAAATTGTAACGGAGGTCGCTGTAATGGCGGTCTCCGTTCTTTTTCTCCGATTGCTGTTAGAAGCCCGCCAGGGCTGACCAGGCTTGCGTCTGCGTAGACTTTATGCTCTCGGCAGATAAGTTGTAGGATAAAAAGAAAGCGCCTTGTAGAGGCGTTAAAACGCGTTTAGGCGGGTATGAGTTTTATACACTCTGCCCGCCTTTCTTTTCGCAAATCGTAATGTCAATAATTATAGACATAAAGCCTGTTTATGTTCATAATTATAAACATTAAGGAAAAAGAAAGGGCTACAAGACCGAAGTCTCATAGCCCTTAACTATTGATTATATGAAGACTGAAATGTTCAAGTCTTCCCATTTATGAATCCTGTGCCTTGTGGAGTATGCGTAGAGATAAGCTTTGGCTTCGCTTAAATCTATTGAAAACTCTTGGACTTTAACGAAATTACTTTTTCCTACTTTCGTTAATAGCAGCCTGTGCAGCGGCAAGGCGTGCGATCGGAACGCGGAAGGGAGAGCAGGAAACGTAGTCCAAACCGATCTTGTGGCAGAACTCAACGGAAACGGGGTCGCCGCCGTGCTCGCCGCAGATGCCGCAGTGCATTTCGGGACGAACTTTCTTGCCCAGGGTAACAGCCATTTCCATCAGCTTGCCGACGCCGTTCTGGTCCAGCTTAGCGAAGGGATCGTTTTCGTAGATCTTGCTGTCGTAGTAGGCGGTCAGGAACTTGCCTGCGTCGTCACGGGAGAAGCCGAAGGTCATCTGAGTCAGGTCGTTGGTACCGAAGCAGAAGAATTCAGCCTCTTTTGCGATGTCGTCAGCGGTGAGACATGCACGGGGGATCTCCATCATGGTACCAACCTCATAGTGGAGCTCAACGCCTGCGTCAGCGATCTCCTTGTCGGCGGTTTCCACAACGATGTTCTTCACGAACTTCATTTCCTTCACTTCGCCGGTGAGGGGGATCATGATCTCGGGAACGATGTTCCAATCGGGATGGTTCTTCTTCACGGAGATAGCCGCACGGATGACAGCGGAGGTCTGCATCTTTGCGATCTCGGGATAGGTGACAGCCAGACGGCAGCCACGGTG